CTATTTTACCAACTTGAGTTTCTATTGCTTCTACCACTTCAGGGTGTTCACCAATACCTACAGAGTTTCTTGTATATACAAGTATGTTAGCTTCTGCTATTGCGATTTCGCCTTCTAGTTTTTTAATTAATGCTTCTAACATAAAATTCATCTCGTTTCCTCCCAAAACTTTTCTCTTTTATACTTAGTAATAGTATTTATTAGTTCTTCTGTATAATTATCTCTATCTTCTATAAATATCTGCGGTCCCATATCTCCAGCAATTGCTACTACTAATTGCTTAATTGGTTGTCCTGTTCTTTCTTCCCACATGATTGCATATGCTGCAGCTTGCATAAAGTAATTAGATATCCATTCTTTTTTCTTTTCTTTACGAGATGTTTTCCAATCTATAATAGAATCTTTACCATTCCATACACCAACGCAGTCAACTCTTCCAGCAACTCCTAAATGTTTAGAATATAGCGGTGCTTCTATAGAATATATTTTTGATAAGTTTTCATCAATAGCAGGTTGTATATCTTTAAATGTTTGTATATTATGTGGCATTTCTCCTGATAGATATTCAGAATCATTTTGTATATACTTTTCTATGATATGATGGATTTTAGTACCACGCGAAGAGGCCACTCGGCTGATACGATTAGCCTCCTCTTCTCCAACTCTCTCCCTCCACTTTTGGATAGCTTCACGAGACAGTATTGACAAAACTGTTGTGATACTCGGATATTGATTACCCTCCGGGTCTACATAATGTCTACCCTTTGTTTTTGTTTCCGAATTCAAGTCACTATAACCTAAATCAATTTCTTCATGTATAAAATTCATATAATTATTTATTATCCTCTGATATCAATAGCAGGTGTAGGTACAACAATAGATGGACATCTAGATTTAAATATTAAGTGAGTAGCTTTTCTTGCTTCTCTAATATTTAAAAGATTGTCACTATTCTTGTCAGCATAGTCAAACATTTGACCAACTTTTTTACAACCACTTTGAACCAGCTCAGCTTTTGTGATATAATCATCACCGTTTAAATCAAATTTTCTCATTCTCCAATCATCAGCAAATGCATCTGATACGAATAATGAAAGAACTGATATGCTTAATAGCTTTTTCATTTTTACTCTCCTATGTAAAGGCTAATCGTCCAGAAGGAAAGTAACATAAAGCCAAACACAAGTACTTGTATAATTGCAGCATAAGTTATCTGCTTCATAGGATGTACTTCTACTAACTTTTCAATAACCGATTCGTCGGGTGATAAGTTAATCGCTTGTAGTATTTTTTCTTCCTTAGATTTCGCCATATCAATTATATATATAATATATTATAACTCAACATTATTTTGTTTTAATATTATCTTTTAATCTAGGAGGCATACCAGACTTTATTCTAGACTGCACTTCTTTCCAGCCATCTCCAGCTTTAGTTTCTTTTGACTTAAATCCATTATAACTAAATCCTGGTGCTGTCCATGTTCCTGATTCTAAATGTGGGTTATCTTTGAGGAACTGTTCTTTATCAGAATACTTCATCATATGTTCTTCAATTTTACCCGTTTCTTTATTTTTAAAATCATACAGTGGCATTTTGATAACCTCTCCACCAATCAGGTGCTTGTCTACCCCATTCCCATTTTGCAAAAGGTTTAGCTTCATGATAGTAATTACGATATGCTTGTACAGCATTACCTGTTACTTTACATTGTGGATAATGATTCATAGCTTGTGCAAATTCTGTAAGACCTGCATCTGGTATATTCTTTGGTGACCTAGCTAATAGTGTACCTAGTTTACTAAAAGTAGCATGAACTTTTTTTCTTCTAAATTCATATTCTAAAGCCATAGCATTAAAGTGTTCATAATGCCATTGATAGTTTGTAGAAGATTGCATTGTCCATGTTGTACATGGATGATACTTGTGAACTGCTAGATAATACATATCATCACGTTTATCACCAAAGGTATAATATTGTTGCATCGTTTTACCTGACCTAGATCGTCTCCTTTCCGGAGTACCATCTAGCATTCTATGAGCTGTTGATAGCATTTGTGCAGACTCAACAATCATTTTAGGTATATGTTTATCGCATAGCATTTGCGCTGCTATAATTGGATCATCATCTAATATAAATATGTTCATAATATATATTATACCACAGTTTCAGTCAAATGTAAACTACTTTTTACTTTTCTTTGTTGTTTTCTTTGCAGGTGTTGTTTTCTTTGCAGCTGCTTTTTTAACTGGTGGCTTTGCGATTAATCCAGGGAAAGCATCTTGCACTACTTTTAATGTAAGACCTTTATACTCATCATATAAGTTACGTTCTTTTGCCAATAAAAGAACTTTAGCCTCTTCCTGATTTAATGATTCTAATAAATCTACAAATAGTTTTTCTCTTTTAGCTTGTATTATATCTGAATTGCCATTAAAGAAATGTCTAAGTCTTTTGAATCCTCTATGTAGGTTTATATATTCCATACCAGCTGGTGCATCATCTTTTCTATAAGGTGGGTCACCTTTAGGTAAATCTGAAACTACAGCTTCATCGAAATTGATTCTCAACACTGCTTTGAGTGCTGGAAATTGGTTATGTTTTTGTAAATATGCTACTCTAGCCTTATGTAGTTCTTTTCCTTCAACTTCAGTAAGACCTTTTAATATTTCACTAATTAATGGTTTAGCCATTGTAAAATTCCTCCGCGACTTCAATCAATAGATTGCATCTTTTTTTAATTAAATAATTTAATACTTTCATTTTCATGGGAACCTTTTGGTTCTCATATGTATTTATAATAGTTGTTTGGATATCATCAGGTATCTCAGTCAAATCAATTAACTTTTTATTACGTTGATAATTCCTATATATTTCTTCAGGCATAATTTCTCTTAACTTATCAGAGTTTTCTAACCACTCATCAATTCTAGTTTGCCTCAATGGTGTTTGAGATTTATCTGTTACAAACGTATCGTCTGCTGATAAAACATTTGGTACACCATCACCACCATCACCACGCATAATGTGATTAAACGCATATATCCTTGGATTCTTGTCAGTAACCATCTTCTTTTGAATTGGACTGAACTGTTTAACATTTTTGTATTTTTGTAATTGAATGAAATCTTTATCACTAGATACAATCATTATTGGTTCATCTTTACCAAACTCTTGAGACTCTAATGTAAGTGCAGCTATAATATCATCAGCTTCACAACCTTGCATATGTATTACTTTATACGGTAGGTTATCTCTTATCTCATCTCTGATTAAATGTAATATTCTAAATATTTCTGTCCAATCTTGAGTAGAAGCATCTCTACCTTTTTTTCTGTTTGCTTTATAATATGGATAATAATCTTTACGCCAGGTATTCATGCCATCAGCACATATAACCATTTGGCCATATTCATCTCTGTATTTCTTATTATACATACGTATACTGTTTAGTATCATATGACGAATCATTTCTTCGTCATTTAGTTTTTGCACTATAATATTTGATAGTGCGATTTGTGAATAATCAAGTAGTATCATTATCTTCTTCCTCAAGTTGGTCGAGAAGTTTCTTGAGTTCTTCACGACCTTGTTCATTTGCAGCTAACAGTGCTTTAATTTCAATATAAGATCTATCGAATGTACGATGTAACCTATGGGGTATACCTACATATCGATTAAGCATTGCATTAATCATATTTACAATTACAAACATATCTCTAGATTCTTGTAGTGTTTCATCTCTAAAATTCATACCGTCGAATTCTCTAAAATTAGTAGCTTGTCCGGTTGTAATGAATTCTTCTAATACTTCCATTAGATATTGAGATACTTCAACACATTCATCAGATATTGCATCTAATGGGTCTATGTCTTTTTTGATTTCCTCACCAGTAGGGAATTTGTAAATTTTTGCCATAATAATATATTATACCACAGTTTACACATAATGTAAATAGTTATTTTAAGTTTTTTACTGCATTACCGCCAAGTCTTATTTGAATAATACCATTATAGTATTGATCGTTCAAAAGAACATCTCTATCAAATTGTTCTTTAGCTTCCATATATGCACATTCACCTTTTGTCCTACATAAGTGTATAATTTCTCTATGAAACATTTCATCACCTTGTTTTTCTACTTCTTCTTTAAGGTGTACATTACTTCCATAATATTTTTTCCAATCTGATTCTACAAGTAGTCTTTTTCTACGTTTTCTAGTTTTGGTTATAGGTAATGTTTTTTTACTCCAAAAGAATTTCTTTCCTACATACATTCGTCCTGTAGCTCTATTCGTTATGAGATACACGAAACCATAAACGTCTTTGTGATCGTAATCTTTTGGCAGTTCGTATTCTTTGCCTTCGTAATGCCATGCCATATAGTTATTTATTCATGGAAATCCAATTCATCTTCATGATCTACTGCTGTACCACAATGTGGACAAAATATAACTGGTGGTCTTTCTTCTATAAAATATATACGAGTTTCTACAAAACAAAACTCACAGTTATGAGTATACCAATGATTTGGTTCCATAATAGTTATCCTATCTTTTCTTTGAGGTTATCATATCCACCAATCTTTTCGCCTTCAACGATAATCTGTGGAAATGTCCTAGCACCTGGAAATTTTTCTAGCATTTCTTCTCTATTAAAATCTTTCCCGTAATGGAAATATTGATATTCTAATCCTTCTTTTTCACAAAGTTGTTTTGCCATATCGCAAAATGGACATGGTGTTTTTCCATAAATCTCTATCATAATGTTTCCTCAATAAATTTACCAATTGTTTCTATATCTTGTTCTGATAACATACCAGCTTGAGCCCACATTGTAGAACTCATATTACCTACTGTTTCTCTGTTCTTGTATGCATATAATCTACTTGTAATATAGTCTGCATTTTGTCCTGCAAGTTTAGGGAATGGTCCCATCCCTTCTCCTTCTTGGCCATGACATGCTGCGCATCCAGCCCATAATCCCTTAATAGAACTAAATTCATCTTCGGCGGCCAATGCTTGTTTACGTCTTTCTATCTCAGATGGTGTGCCATTTAGTTTAACATATTCTATATAACATTCACCTGTACATGATGTTGTTCTTGGCACATCTTTATATTCTAAATTATTATATGCCATAGCAATTGTACCAATCATTGCCAAACATATAGCTATTATATATCCTTTCATTATAATTCCATTCCTTTAAATGTATCCTCCGATACGTCTTGTTTAACTCCACCTACAACATACGAACTTATTTCCGTTTCTTGTGGTGCAACTTGTACATTTCCTCCAGATATCCATTTCTCCGTCCAAGGTAGTGGATTCATTTGAGGCACAGTATAAGGACAAGTCAACCCTATAGCTCTCATTCTTTTACAACCAATCCATTCAACATATTCTTTCAATATAGTTTCGTTTAGACCAATCATAGAACCATTTTTAAATAGGTAATCAGCCCATTCTTTTTCTTGTTCAATAACTTTAGTAAATAATTTTGTAGCTTGAGGTTCCATTTCTTTTGCTATTTTTTCAAAATCTTTATCTTCTTTAATTAAATTTCTTATCATAACTGTGGTCGCAGCTAAGTGAGTGTTTTCATCTCTAGCAATAAACTTGATAATCTTTGCGTTACCTTCCATCTTCTTAAGTTCTGCAAATGCCCAACTGCATGCAAAGGAAACATAAAAACGAATTCCTTCTAGAGCATTGGCTGACATCAAGCACATGTATAATGAACGTTTATGGTCCATCCTATTTGTAGCTGAATTATTATCTTTTATTAAATCATCATAGTAAGTAGCAATGTCGTTACCACATTCTAGTATTTCTTTCACATCAAGTAATCCATCAAATACTAGAGAAGGATCAGGATATATGTTTCTGATAATATGTGTATAACTTCTGCTATGTATTGTTTCAAAAAACGACCATGTTTCTACCCAGTTTTCTACTTCAGGTAATGAAGCAATTGGTAGGAATGCAATATTAGGTGCTCTACCTTGAACACTATCTAATAGTATTTGCCTTTTGAGATTTGATGTAAAGATATGTTTTTCATGTTCAGTTAATCCGTCGAAATCTTTTTTATCTTTTGAAATATCTACCTCTTCGGGTCTCCAAAAGAATCCTAATTGTTTTTCTGTTATTTTTTCGATTTGTGGATATTTAACCAAATCAAATCTTTGTATATCTACAGATTCATCTAAGAACATATTTTTAGTTAGATGTGATTTTTTGCTTTTAGTTAGTATTCCCATTTGGTCTCCATGATATGTCTGATTTTGTTTCTATTGCATCTTGTGCACATTGTATATATTCTCTGTCTTCTCCACTTAACACAGACCAAAACTTGCTTATCGTTAATGTATGTTCATAAACGACTTCCGGCCTTTTCATGTGGTAGTCTTGTTCCATCCAATTTTGCAGGATGTCCATTCGTTCGTTAATTTTACTTCTTAAATCTTGCAAGAGTCACAATCCTCGTCATCTATAATTGGACTTGTACCAATTTCATATGTATGATGTTCTTCTTCCATTTCTCCAGCACCATCATATGTATTGAAATAATATAATTGCTTCAATCCATATTTATATGCTGTTACCAAATCCTGTATCATTACTGACATAGGTATCTTATTATCCTCAAAATGCTCAGGATTATAAGATGTGTTTACGCTGATTCCTTGGTCAATATATTTTTGTAATATACCACAGATACCAAGATACCCTGCTGGAGACTTTTGATCCCAGAGTAAATCGTACTTATTTTTGAGATGGTGATAACCAGGTACAACCTGAGCCATAACCCCATCTTTACTTTGTTTATATGATACTAAAGCTCTAGGAGGTTCAATACCATTTGTACTATTACTTATCTGAGCACTTGTTTCAGCGGGCATTAATGCCATAAGAGTAGAGTTTCGAATACCAGTTTCCCTGAGTTGCTTTCGCAAATCTTCCCACGGTAGACGTTCTCTGAACTCGATTAAATTATCTATCGCTCTCTTATAAGTATCGATAGGAAGTACTCCTTCGGAATATTTCGTATCATTATTATATATTACTTTTCCTTTTTCAAGAGCTAGGTTTGCTGACGCTTTTATTAAATAATACGACCATGCTTCTGCATATTCATCTACTATTTCATATGCTGATTCATCATATTTTAATCCACGTTTTGCTAGGAAATATGCTAGATTGATAATACCCACACCTAATGGTCTTCTACCCATAGTGCCTTTTTCTGCAGCAGCTACAGGATAATCTTGATAGTCAAGTAATTCATCTAAAGCTCTAACTGATAAGTCACAATACTTTTCAAATTCATGTGGCTCATTTATTAAACCCCAGTTAATTGCAGATAGAGTACATAGTGATATTTCACCTTCACTATCTGCATCCATTGGCTTAGTTGGTAAATCAATCTCACAACATAAGTTACTCATTTTAATTGGAGCTCTTCTTGGATTAAATGCACCATGATCGTTTGCATGGTCAACATTCATAACATAAAGCCTACCAGTATCTTTTCTTTCAGTTAAGAATTGAGAAAAGACTTCAAGTGCTGGTAGAGTTTTCTTTCTAATTGAATAAGCTCTTTCATACTTTTCGTATAACTCTTTAAACTCATCTTGATCAGCAAAGAATGCTTCATATAATCCAGGAACATCATTGGGGTCAAAGAACGTAATATTACCACCAGTTAATAATCTTTCATACATTAACTTATTAAATTGAAATGCATAATCCATGTGGCGAACACGATTCTCTTCAGTACCTTTATTGTTTTTTAATACCACCAAATCCTCAAACTCATAGTGCCAAACTGGTAAATAAACAGTTGCAGCTCCTCCACGTACACCTCCTTGGGAACAGCTTTTGACAGCACTTTGAAAATATTTGAGGAATGGTATTAAACCTGTATGGACAACTGAACCGTCTCCAACTTTTGCACCTTCTGCTCTAATGCGACCCGCACCAATTCCTATTCCTGCTTTTTTACTTATATATTTAACAATAGAAGTAGAAGTAGCATTAATGGAATCGAGACTATCGCCAGACTCAATAAGAACACAGGAAGAGAACTGTCTAGTTGGTGTTCTAACTCCAGCCATGATCGGCGTAGGTAACGAAATGTAAAACTGAGAAATTGCATCATAGTAATCCTTTACGTATTTTAATCGGTTTTCTTTATATCCACTAAATAGTGTCGCTGAAACCATCATGTATAACATTTGTGGTGTTTCATAATGTTCTTTAGTTCTTCTATCTTGGACAAGATATTTACCACGGAATTGTTCCATTCCAGCGTATGTAAACGTATCGTCTCTATCATGTTTGATATAATCATTAAGTTCATCAATTTCATCAGGAGTGTAATTTTTTGCTATAGCACCGTCGTATACACCACGCTCTATATTATTAATTATCAATTCCTTTAGATGAAATGGTTCATATTGACCATATACTTCTTTTCTCAATTTGTAACTGATAAGTCTAGCTGCCACAAATTGATAGTTTGGTGTTGCATCTGAAATGAGCTCAGATGTAGATTTTATTAATAGCTCATGAATATCATATGCTGGGATTTTATCGTATAATTGAATATTTGCTTTAAGCTCAATCTCTGACATAGAGACACCAGTGATATCTTCTACTGCCCATTCTAAAACTTTGTGTACTTTATCTAAATTGAAAGGTTGAATACTTCCATCTCTTTTTGTAACATTCATACTGTTTATCCCGTTCATTATAATATATATTATACCACAGTTTACCCTAAATGTAAACTACTTTTTTTCTAATTGTTCTATTCTTTTTACCAAGTCATTGTATCCGTCAAATTCTTTTAAACAGATAGGCGGGTGAGAATCACGTTCTAAACATGCAATTCTTTTTGATATGCCTGGCCACTTTTGATGAAACTTTTTTTCTTGTTTGATTATATCAATACCAAGTTTCTTTTCGCACCAAGCATCTAGTTTGAGTAACCAAGGGTGTAATGGTTTAAAGGCTATATTCTTTGAAGCTAAAGAAAATATAAGTTTTAATACTTTTAATATTAAACCCCACATTTACTTTTTCTCTACTTCAACTGCTACGCCTTCCTCACCATTTGGTAAAGTTACGTTCCTATAATAAACTATTACTTCACCTAGTTCTCTAATATATCTTCGGATCTCTTGATTATTAACTGTCATTTGTTTGTAATCACCAACAGTTGTAGCTACGAAAACAATGTCTCCATTATTTTGAGATTTCATATCATCAAGGAATCTATCTAAATACGTATAACCTTCTGGCCATTCAGGATGTTCTCTATCCTGGATAGCACATGACTTTGGTCTTTTATTTTCTACCTTTTTACAAGGATTAGCTATTCTTGCTTCAGATACGACATACCACTTTGGAGTATTTAGAGAAACTTCTCTAGGTAATGTTGGTTGTATTATTTGTAACTCTATTGGTTTGGATACAACCTCTAGCTTTTTAGTTCCTAATAGTGAACAACCACTAATCAGAAGAACTATTGCTAAGTTCACTAATGTTTTTAGTGTCATTTTCAATCTCCTTTATCACTTCTTCAGTACCTTTATTAAATCTTATTTCCATAAGACCAGGTTTAGCTATAGCTAATTTTTCAAAATTATGTTTAGATAGTATACTTAGATACTTATCTTTATCTGCTTCAATCTGAGCATTCTTACGAGCAAGATTTGATAATTCTTTACCTTGCTTTTCGTAATTTTCTTTAATTGCATTTATAGTTTGCTTTTGTTCTTCTACAGCAACCTCAAGCTTTATATTATTTGCGGAAAGTGTTTGGTTCTCATTATATAACCAATAGCCACCTAATCCTAATACTAATATAATTCCTATTAACATTTGTTGCATTATTCGTCCTCTATCCTATAACGTAAACCATTCATACCTCTAATATGAACAGTTTTTTTATCTTCTGTTCTAAACTTTAATTCTTTAAAATTAGATTTAATTATTTTACGAACTCCATGCCATACTTGGTCATCTTCATTTCCCCATTGGCTATCAAAAGACACATGTACTACATAACGAACAGTAAAATGACTTTTTATCCATTTATAAAAACTGTTTATACTATTAAGTATCTTTTTTAGCTGCTTCACGTTGTGCTCTCTTAGCAAGCATTCGTTCTATAAACTTCTTGCCCTCTTTAGTTCTGCCATCATAAACTTTCTTTTTACGTTTAACCAATGACTTATGTCCGGCATCTGCTGGAAGCGATACACCACCTCCCGAAACAGAATTAGCTGCAGCATCTTCCCACTGCTTTAAGTATTCATTAAACGATTTAGTATACTTTGTTGCCATTTTATCTCTCTATGTTATATTGTGAAACATATATATCCATGCCGGTAGGAATATGTTTAGCTTTAAATATATTTATATCTAATACTTTACCAACAGGAATAGTATGTTCATCTACTCTTATCTTGGTACCTTTTTTAAATATATCTTCACCTGTTTCTTCATGACATAAATTATCTTTAAGTATATAAGTACCTATTTTTAATTCTTCGAAATCTGTTACGTAGTGACTACTTTCATGTATAAAATTATCTAGTGTAAGGTCAGCTTTATCTAATGCATTTTCAATTTCTTCATCGGTCATACCTGTATGTTCTCTAATGAGAAATAATGCTGCAGCATAAGACCCTACTTTACCAAGTGGAATTATCTTTTTAATATTAAATACTAATCTATGAAATACAGTATAAGAATTCTTTTCCTCTTTAGTTTTTCTTTGTTTGCCTTTTTTTAACACTTTACCTTTATCATCAATAACACCATGTTCATAAGCATCAGTTTTATCAAAAGGTGTAACTAGTAATTTAAGAAATCTTATAGCATAAGCAAAGTCAGCAATTGCTGTTAATGATTCTCTAATTAATGTTCTTCTTGTCATAGTTTCCTTAATACGTCTACAATATATGGATCCATTGGTATTTCTACGCCTTCATCTTCAGGTAAATAGTTTAAGTAAACTAAGAATGGTTTAACTACATGAAAGTGCTCATCGTTAATTTTAAACCACATCATTTTATTACAAGGATTTATACCAAAGACATTATATAAAACTATAATGTGATTAAGTATTAATCTTACTTGCAAATCACCTGTTAGTTCATACCTTTTAAGTAATCTCTTAAGGTATTTAAATCTACTTAGGTCTTGCTTAAACTCTTCTATGTCTAAGCAATCTGGATTATCATAGTACTTAGCTGCGTAAAGCTTAAAATTTCTATGTGTCAATTTATCAAAGTTTTTCATATTATAAATTATATATACAAATCAAATGTATTAGTTTTTGTAAATTTCAGTTCCTTTAATTTTTTTCTTAATTTGTTGTAGAACTTTCATATCACCATATAACTCAACTTCAGTAGGATTATTGTCTATGCCATTAAATGATGCAATATTATAATTGCCTTCTATGTCCATTAATAATGCACCTAAGTTATCTATATTCTTAAAATGTTTTTTCTGAATATAAGCTCTTGCTTGACCTTTACGATATCTATCTTTATACATAGGTAAATCTTTTACTGATGTCCTTTCAGATATTGTTTTTCTTAGTTCAAAATAATCTTTCATTAGTCTTCCTCGTTGTCTGCTTCGTAGTTTTTATCTACATAATTAAAAAACTCTTTTTTCTTATCGCCTTCTAATTCAGCAGGTGATTTAACACCAAACTTTTTCAAAGCAGCTTGAAAGAATTTTTGATATTTTTCTTTTTTAGATTCTGCTGCAGTAACCTTTTCTTCAACTTCTACTTCTTCTTTAGCATTTAGTCTTTCTTTTTCTTGGTCTTGCTTCTTTTTCAAACCTTCTTTTTCTTTTGCATGTTTTAGAGCTTGTTGAGCTTTTTCTTCAGGAGATGCAGCTTCTTTAGTAACTGTACCATCTCCCTTCTCACCTGATTTTTTAATCACGTGCTTTTTCTTAAACTCTTTTTCGCCTTCAGGTCTTGGTTCTTCAACCTCGTTTACCTTTTTCTTTTCTTTTTTGACAGCCTTTCCTTCCAACACATCTTTTACGACGGATGCAATCTCTAGGCCTTCTTTATCAGTTAATTTCATTTAGTTATCCTCCGTTAAAGTAACCACTGTGTAATACCATTTCCCAAGTAAATGCTGATATTAAACCAACAACAATTACCCAGAAAACTTTATTTATTAAAGCAACAGTATTAGAATTGCCGGTTGCCAACATTTCTACTCTGTCTATTCTATTTATAAGATTTTGTATCTGCTCTGACTGTTGTTTACTAAAACTTGTAAGAGTATGTATTTTCTCTTCCGCTCTAGCTAACATAACAATAGCCTCTCCCATCTGGTCAATCTTTTCTTCAATTCTGTCCAATCTTTGAGATTGGATTGTATAAACCTGTTTGTCTTCACTCATCTCTGAATATAATCCTACATTTAAGAGGAGTTACACCTCTAATTAATCTATGGTAATCACCTTTTTTAATTTCAAAGATCATACCGACTTCTAGCAAATACGGTAAACAATTATCGTATTGAAATTGCCAACCTTCTCCTTCAAGTATTTCAATCTCACGGCACTCATTGTCTCTATGCCATACATATTCAGAATCATCCTTAGTAGGATAAAATGTGCGAACAACTCCACCGATGTCAACTTCCTCGATAAACGGAAAGTTTATTTTACCAGAAATAGCTGCCGCCACCTTTCATCCCTAAGTCTTTTGCAAATTTTGGTAATCTGCATGCCCAGTATCCTGCTTTCATTTTATCTGTTTTAGTATCACAGTTATGTCTTGAAGCAAAATTCCTGGCTGCGTCTCGATCATTTATCTTTGCAGATAAACCACCTTTAGCATCTCCAAAATTTATCTTTTTTACATTACCAGTTTTTGGATCTTTTACATATACAACGTATTTGCTTGGACCCGCTGACCTTTTTGGTTTATTTAATTCAGGTGCTTCTACCATAGGCATTTCTAAAGGTACGTATTTACCTTCATATAAATCAAACCTTTCTTTCCATTCGGTAAATGTTTTAACCTCCGAATTCATGTCCTGCTACCCTTTTCATTTGTTTTTTAAATTCTGCAAAATCTGGTTTAGTCTTATAGAGTTTAATAGATAAATGATCTTTTTCTTTACCTTTTATTCTCCACTTATATCCATCTTCCTTATGTTCTGGTTTAGTGGTTGGAACAACTCTTCGTTTAAATCCATCTTCCCAGGTTTCGCTCTTTTTGTTTTTTCCTTCTTCTACTTCTTCTTTAGGAACACAATTAGGAACCTTTTTCCCATTCTTCATTTTAGTACCAACTTGTACATAGCCGTCCCAACATGGTCCTTTATTTTCAAAAAATGTTTTAAAATCTTGCATTATTTTTTCTTAAATCCTTTTTCTAAATCATATAAAAAAGCTTTATTCTT